CAACACCTGTACCGCCGGTAAATGTCAGCGCCTCAGAGTCTAAATCAATGCTTAACGCACCACCTGAGTCAGCCTGGAAGTCTAGGTCTTGTGCAGTAACTTGGGCATCAACGTACGCTTTTACGGACTGCTGTGTAGGAACCAGATTTGCGCTGTTGGACGACATATCGTCTTCGTCAACGAATGCAGTAACAGCAATGGTTCCGTCAGAGATTGTTGCAAATGTAGCTGTACCAGTAAAAGTAGGTCCAGCCGTGTCAGCTTTGGTTGCAATAGCGGTTGATATCGCATCGAACTCAGTTTCAAAGTCAGCGCCACGGATGATCTTTCCTGAGTCGCCTGTAGGTAACGAGTCCTTCGCTTCAAAGTCTGTTGTCTTGGAATAGTTTGACATCTGAGTTTCCTATTGCAGAAAAGAAGGAGGGAAAATAAAAGGGGCCATTGCTGACCCCTTTGTCGTTCTTATGCAGAAGGTACTGCGAGAACGAAACCAGCTTCAGGACGATATACCTGAACACCATACAGCGTGTCTGCTGTGTACAGTGTTGAGAGGTACTCTTGCTTGTACTGAGTCTGTGAACGTACAGCCATTTGCTCTGCCATGACGATTGCGTCTTTGTGGAAGAGGAGTGCTGCACGAGTGTCTACTGTTCCAGCAGTGTTGTCGCCAGCAGCTTCGATAGTTGCACAGTTAGAAGACACATAGATGTCTACACCGTACAAGTTACCAATAAGGCCACTGTTAACTGACTGACCACTTACGAAGTCAGAAGACACATAGCGATCAATGCCCATGATAGCATTACGAGTCGCTGGTGGGATGATGAGGCAACGGTTTTCCATAGGAACATCGTTGTCGTCCATCTTTTGGATCATGTCACGGAAGAACGCGTCAGTAAAGTCGTCACCAGAAACAAGCGTGTCGTCAGTGTACTGAGTAGTTGTGCCGTTGTCGTTGAAGAAACAACCAGTGTGCTGATAGTCAGTAGGAGCTACTGAACCAGAGTACACGATTGAACCACCATTACCAAAACCAGTACCTGCTGAGTGTAGGTCTGTGTCTACCTTAAGAGCAAGCTGGTAGCCAGCATCTTCAGTGTAGAACTGACGCAGGCTGTTGAGAGCCTGTACTTCTACGATGTCCTCAATGAGACGTGAGTACTCAAAGTGACGGTCAACAGAAATCTGCAGTTCTGACTCAAGGTTTGCTTGAATAGTTACTGCAGTAGCTTCAGCTTTTGCAGAAGCAGAACCACGTGTAGGCTTAGGAATATGAATAACATCTCCCTTTTTACCTGACATAGCAATTCGCTTTACAAGAGGTGCAAGCTTAAGGTTCTTTTGGTATGCTGCAATGACTTCGTCACTCCAAATTTCTGGGACGAAAGTACCAGCAGCGGTTTTGTCTACTACAGCATTAGCTGTAAAATAGGCACCAGAGGTTTCATTAGCCATGATAAATCTCCTTGATAATTAGGCTACTTAACTCGACCCTCTGCGTATGCTTTAAATATCTCGTCTGACATAGACTGATATCGTTCAGGGTCGGTTCGCATGAGTTTAATAATGTCAGCCCGACGATAAGTCTTCTTACGTGATCGCTCTGCTGATCCTCTAGCAGTACCGGTCGTTGCAGCTTTGAGAGATTGTTTACGTGCTGTTCGTTCTACTTTGGCAGTTTGCTTAACCATTTGGTTACGCTCTTTCCAAAGACTGAACAACTCGTTAGCAGCGTCATAATCATATTCTTGATCTGCTGCTACAAACATCTGAGTCCTATATTTAGAAGCTTTTATCCACTCAGCAAATTTAGCGTCACCTAAGATATCTTGCATGTCAGGATGTTCTGACTGTAGCTGTGCAAGTGCGGTTTGCTTCTTGTACTGAGCAGTATATTCCTGCGCTTCTCTAATTTTAGGATGGTTCTCAATAGCTTTACTAACGGCTGATTTAGGATCAGTAAAGAAATCAATGTCGTCATCGTCATCAACGGACTGTTGAACAGGTGTTTTTTGTTGGTCGAGTTGTGTATGAATAAAGTCATCTACTACTTTACGTAAATCACCAACCTCAGAAGATTGACGACCAAGCATCTTTTCAGCTTCTTGGTGCATCTGTACAATTTCTTGTACTGACTTATTTTGATACTTCTCTGGTAAGTCTTCTTCTACTGGTTTAGCTCTTGGTTTAGGTTTTTCTTGAGTTGGCTCATCTAAAGATGAAGGTTCAAGATCACTAGTTGTAGTATCGTCTTCAATACGCTCGTCAATAATTGTCGCTCTTGACATATTAAACTGCTCCGCCTTTTATTATGGTTATGGAGATTAATGTGAGTAGGGTTAGCCTTGAGGCTTCCTATTTCTTGTTTTGGCCTGCTTTCTCATGTTCCCTAGTCCATTTAATGTGCTGACCTGGAAAATCTCCAGAAGCACCGTCAAGATGGAAAGATGGGGCAGATACCAATCGTTTAGCGTTAGCGCCACAACCACACCTACTAGTCGTGACACCTGGCTTTACGAATTTTTCAAAGACATGTCCGTTAGTGCAACGGAAGTCATAAACCTTAAACATCTAAAGGTTCTTCTTCTTCTGCTTCAGCTTGGTCTCTAGCAGCAGTAATAGTGTTTTGTAAATTAATTACAGTTGCAAAAGCTGCTACTTGACCTTTACGATAATGAAGATCTTCTATATCTTTTACTGTTTGTATATCAGCAAGCTGAGTAGCGTTAGTAGAAAGTTCTTGAATGAGTTGTTTGAAACCTTCGTGGTTAAAGAGTTCATTATAATTATTAAAATAAGTTTCAAGCTCAGGAGTCATAGTTTCCTCTAATGTTTAACTATAGTTATATTATAGCATATTTTTAGTCGTTTGTCAAGTCTTTTTTTATACTTTCTTGCATAGCTTGTTGTCGTTCACAAGCATGGCAATTACCACAGACAATAAAACCATCAAGAGCATCTGTAGGATGTCTACAGGACCAGTACATCTCCCGTAACTCTTCAGGCATACTTAAGTAGATACCTTTGCTACGCTCTACAGACGCATAGGTCATGTGTTCAAAGGGTGCTAACCAAATAGGCTTAACACGTCTAGTGGTACACAAAGCATTTAACACACCTTGCGCTTCAGCACCTTCGTCCCTGCCTATGTTATAGTCACCCGTGTAAACAACGTTAAAAGACTTACCTAAACCAGAAGCAGCTCTCATAGCTTGAAATAAAGCAAGTACCATGTCTTTACCACCTGGATACTTAGCTTTCCAAGAGTACACTGAAGAAGAAAACTCAAAGGGTCTTTGGTTTTTCCTCATATAGTTAATACTTTTTTCTATGGCTTTTGCTTCTGCTTTACAACGCCCTTCAGAGTTGTCTATGTGTATTGAGTGTACGTGTATGTCCTGTTCTGTATGCTCCAAAAGATTCCATAGTAATGACACACTGTCCATACCACCTGAGTACATTACTATGGCTGTTTCTTTGTCGTTCCCTTTGAAGTAGTTATTGTTTAAACATATATCTAAAGCTTGCTTTACTTTAGTTTCGTAACTCACATAGGCTCCTATGCTTTTCTAGTAGGCTTCTTAGCTGTCTTTGCAGCTTTCTTAAATGCTTTTGCTGTAGGTGCACCCTTGGTTCCTGGTTTACGCATTGTTTCACCAGAACCTGCCTTTATGCGCTTACGCTTAGCTTGTATGTTTGCGTAAAGACCTGTCTTAGGCACTATTTGTAGCTCCGTACTGTAGTTTTCTTTTTAGTAGCTGGTTTTTTCTTACGTGCTGCAGCAGCTTTCTTTTTACCTTCTGTTGTGTACGCGTACTTTTTTCCGTTTACCATTGGCATAATAGTCTCCTTACCATTTAGTTTTGTTAGCCCAAAATGCAGCTGACATCTTACCTTTAGCTATGTTCTTAGCGTGTCTTGCTTTGAACGACTTAGCTCTTTTAGTCATTGTTTTGTCGCCTGTCTTACCTTGTTGACCAAAGCGTATAGTCTTTACCTTGTCGCCTTCTTTAGCAACAACTACGTGAGACTTCTTGGGGTGATTAGGCGTCCGCTTTGGTTTGTTGAACCCGCTTACTCCTGCTCGTGCTAGTCTTGGGTCTTTCTTTGCTGGCATTAGATAATTCCTCCACTTTCTTCTCCAGATCCGCTAGGCGCTGGAACGTTCCCTTGAAGTGGCTGTTGACTTGGTCTAGCAGGGTTTGCATTTCGCGTTGTGTCATTAGCATTAGATTGTCCTTTTTGGTCTATTGCTTTTTCTTTGATAAGCGTTTCAGCAACTTTGAGACGACGTTCAAACTCTTTGTCCTCAGCGTCACCTTCACGCAGGTTACGAGTAATAGCATTAATCTTGTCTATTTCTAGCTCTTGAGGTACAACAGCAGCTTCTGCAGCCAACTTAGCAGCACGTGCTTGTGACTCTTGCGCTTGAGCAGATAGTGCTGCAGTTTGTGACTGCTGGAACTGCATTTGCGCTTGTTGCGCTTGTTGTTGCATCTGTTGTGCTTGAGGATTAGGCTGCGATGCTTGTTGCATAGCTGCAAGAAGCTCTTCACGGTTAGACAAGTTCATATTGTCAATAACGGACTCTATAAGGGTACTGTATAGAGGTGAGTCCTGACCCATTGTTTGTAGTAGCTGTACAAGTTGAGTTACTTCATACTCTCTTGCAATAATACCCAAAGTACTACTAGCGTTAAATTTATAATCAGCGACGGGATAATTTTCGGGGTCAAATTGCATGTACCTATAGGCTGCTTTCTTAACAAAAGGAATCAAGAAAGATTGTTGGAAGTTAATCAGGGTGCGTTTATGACGTTTAATAACAGCGCCAAGAGACATACTAATGCCAGCGGCAGTAGCCTCGCCGTTAACCTGACCTGCAATTCCTGCTGAGTCAACGGCTCCTGTTGCTTGTTGTACCATTTGCTGCAAGGCTCCTGCTTGAGCAAAAGTAATTTGATTAACTTGACCAAAGTTAAAGGGTTGTAAAACTTCACGTGGATCTCCGTTAGTCAGAATCATCTTGCCAGGACGTATTTCTGGTTTTGCACCACGTGGTAAACGTGTAGCGTCAATAGCCATCATAGGATGAATGGTGAGACTTAATGCGTCAATTCTTGCACGTAACTCAGTGTCAAGAGCTTTCTGGCTGTTATAGCCTTTTTCACATACGCCACGACCCCAGAAACGACCAGGTACTACGTCCCAAGGAAAAGCAACAACAGGACGATCTGTCATCATGTAAGGGTTAGCTTCTGCTTTTAAAAGTATACCGCCGTTAGCAACCACTACAACGGCTTCTACGTAACGTGAATCAGAGTCGTCCTCACCTACCAGTTCTTCGTCTTCGTCGTTTACAGCGGCGTCTAGAAGCTCTCGTGGCACTAAACCGTAGTACTTAGTAAGGCGTACCTTGTCGTCATTATAAATAGTAAGGTCTTGGTCAGGCTCTAAGTCAGTATCAGGTGCAGCAGAATTTACGTACACGTCACGGTACACGCCTTGTTCCTGCAGTAGCTCTACTTGGTGCTTACTTACGAACTCATCAATAGCTACACCCATAGCGTCTTCTACATTAGTTGCTACAGGGTCAATCAGGAAGTTCTGAGGCATTACCGGCTTAAGCTTTACAACTACACGATCAGTAATGTTTACACCTACTGCTTGCAACTGACCTTCCATAATAGGTTCAGTAGCAGGAACCATCTCTTTCATCTCTTCAATAACAATCTCACCAATGCCTGTACCAAAGACTGCTGAGTTAATCAAACACTCTGCAACAGCCTTACGTACCATACAGTTCTCAAAGTCTTCCGTAAGCTTGTTACGTAAATACTGAACGTCTTGCGGCTGAGTGTCACCAAAGTTGTCACTAACGTCAAACCACTTGCCACGACCAAACGTAGCCTCTTCTAGTTCCGCTACATTAGACTCAACTGCCTGTTGAAGTGCAGGAGCAATAATACGGGAACGCTCAGACCGACGCTCACTGTCAGCAGGATCCCATTGACCACGCCATAGTCTATAATATTCTTCAAATTTGTTTTCATAGTTGCTTTCGTAATGGTCTCTCCAGTCTTCACATTTAGTCATAACCCAATCTTCAAGAGCTTCTTGGATCATCAAAGGGTCTTGTTCGTATATTTCACTCATATTAGTATCCTGCTACTACGTCTAAGATTTCGTGGTCTTCAATCTCGTACGTATAGTCGTACGCCACGTTAGCCAGCTGGTCGATGTAAGCTAAAGCGTCAACCAAGTCGTCGTGAGTTAATGGATCAGGAAACTGAAACAGTTGATCTAGGAATCTACTGTTCCACTCACCTTTATTTAACGCTATGTAACCGTTCTCAAATCTACCTTGTAACGCCCACATAATCCTGTCAGTTTTCTTTTTATTACCGTGGGTTAACTCTTCTACTCTAAAGAACGTACCGTACTTCTTTTGTAAGTCTACTAAAGGAGACATCACAGCTTGTTTAGCAATACCTCTTTCGATACCAACACTGATTGGACGGTAATCTCTAACGGCCTGGAATATTTTGGTTGCCGTTTCGTCAAGGCTCCAACGTCCGTAGATAATATTATCAACAAACCAACCATGCTCACTGACTTTAACGACGGCAATGGCGGTTTCGTCAAGTTTGCTATTCTTTGTTCGTTTTTTATTGACTTCTTCAAAGCCTGCCAAGTCAACGGCAATGTAGTAATCTCCTACTTCAGGTTTTTCAGTACTGAACTTAACCCAGTCTTCCTTAAACATTTCTGACCCACGCGCTTCAAAAGACGCCATAAACTCTTGGCGAAACGCGTAAGAAGACATAGACTTTTTAGCAACATCAATTTCGTTCGGGTCCAGTAGTGGATTGTCATAAGAAGTAAAGTGCCAACTTTTGTACGTCGGATCATCGTCTAACTCCGCATATTTGTACAGTTCATAGAAGTGGTTCCTTCCCATTGGCGTACCAATAAACATGGCACAGCCCTTTTGGTCAGCCAATGCAGGTCTTAGAATCTGTTCAAATACGTCAGGTTTCATGTCTGCGTACTCGTCCATTACCAAGAACTTAAGGCTGACACCTCGCATTGTTTCAGGTCTGTCAGCACCTTTGAGGCTGATGGTTGCTCCATTGACCAACTTGATTTGCAGATTATTAATGTGGCTACCACTAATAACAGGGTTTCCCAGTTCCAAAAGGGTTTGCCACATAATGTCTCTGGCTTGTCCCTGAGTAGGTGCGACGTAAAATACATGACCTTTGTCTGCCTGAAGTGCGTTTACTATTAACATCCACGCAGCTAGCCTTGACTTGCCTGTACGTCGCCCAGCAGCTACTATTTTAAATCGTGTGTCGTCTGCCCAGACATCTTGTTGCCAAGGCAGTAGTTCTATATTAAGATCCATTGAAGTTTACAAATGCTGGTGCTTGTTCTACAAGTTTAAAGGTAAATGCTATTTCAATATCACCTGATGAAGAAGCTTGAACTTTAACTGTATCTCCATTATGCAAAACAAAAATAGGAGCTTCTGATTGACCACCTAGTATTTCTCTGTTTCCACCGCCTATAGACGTACCGTCAAAGAAGTACATCTGGTCTACGCCACCTGTTTCCCACCAAAGGTCTACGCTATTTGTACTACCACCGTGGTTAGCCACATAGATGTAATTAATGTACACCACGTATCCATTAGGGATAGTAAAGACAGAAGTCTCGTCAGTGTTTGTTATCGTTATGTGTTTTGTATAGTACATTAATAAACCCACATAACAGGAGTAGTGCCACGCGTGTCAACATGGACAAAGTCCTTAGCAACGCCTACGCCTGTAAACCCTAGTTTAAGAGCACTGTTGACAAGCTTAAGGCGATCAGCAGCGTTTGTTATTTTTATGTCCGCTGCTATACCTTGGGCATGAGTTCCAGGAACTTCTTTCTGTCGCTCTATTGAATGCAGTGTCGGGTGTCTGTATCCACTAGTAATGACGAAAGGAAATCCACAGTATGCCCTTAACTCGTCTAACTTTTCTAGAAACTCTTGTTCCATGTTGTTGGTGCCTGATTCCTGACAAGAGAATTCTTCTCTGGTGAAGTACTTAAGAGCCATCTATTACTTCTCCTTCAATAATGTCAGGTGTTGACACTTCAGCAGTGCCTACGCCACTAATGTTGATCTGAATAGCGTTACGACCACTGTCTTTTACTACGTCTTTTTCAAAAGCACCGACAGGTAGTATACGGTCCATCACAAGTTTCCAAGCAGCAGCTTGATTCTTATGGTCATGGTCCAAAGCAGCATCAAAAATAGTCTCTAGCACCCTACGTGACTTTGGAGAAGCCAACATACGCGCCTTGTATTCATTGATTATTGCTGCGTCACCTTTTGGACGACCTACTACACCTTTGTTACCTGGCTTTACAGCAGCTACTTCTGACTTACGTGGCCGTCCTCGACCTCTTTTTTTAACAACTTCGGTCAAATCGTACCTCACGACGGTTATAACATAAATTATACCTAATTACAACTATAGTATAACATAAGTTTACTTAAAAGTCAAGTTATTTTTTAGTTAATTTACAAAGTAGTAGTTTTACTAGTGTAAACAAGAGGTTACATGAGCAGTAATTACCCTTCTTTTTTCTAATTTTGACCTATTTTGTACACGGGTAGGTACTACTATAATAATCATAGCGCAACACGGGCCCCCGCCTCGAGTTTACAACAGAAAACCAAAGAAGTCAAGCGGTAGTTTTCACAGTTGACACGGGTTACAACTCATGTTAACCACTGGAGTTGGCACGGTTCTTGCATGAGGTGCAACATTAGGCAACCTGGCATGGAGTTTGCATGGGTTGACAAGTGTGTGGACTTATGTTGGTCCCTCTAGACCTACCTTTGTTTATGTGCGCGTGTGCGAATACAATAGTTACCAGGTGTTGTCAATGTGAAATAATACCATAAATGATGTGTTGACACGGGTAACAGATTCGGGCCTAATGAAGTCAACAACAACCACAGCGGAGAAACACGACATGAACAAGTGCCACTTAGATTATAAAACAGCGGATCAACTAGGCTATGACTTCTTTAGGGTCAACAATGATTACAATGGAAACCCGCGTTACGTTATCCACTTCCTAGCCTTTGATAGTGATTATAATACGGCAAAGCGTATGGCTAACTCTATTGGCTTCAGTGTCTACAGAGGTAAAAACTTTGGTGGTGGTTTTGTTAGTCAGAGCTACAACCTAGAGAATACAGCAGAGCAAATAATTGACTTAAGAGAGGTAACAGCATGAACAACGAATGTTTATTAGGTAAGCAATACAAGCCGCGAGGAAGAAAACATCCGAAGCTTTGCACTGTCGTTGATGTACTTAAGACGTACAACAAAAACGGTGAGTTAGTTAAGACGCGGTACGTTTCAGAACATGAGTTTTTAGGTCAAACAGTAACCGATTGGGACGTTTGTGAGGTTACAATTTTACGAGGAGAGGTAACAGCATGACATACACAGCGCTCTTTTGTAGACGTGATTCAGACTACAAGCGTAGGCAGCATTGGGACGTTTACGATGCTGATAGGGACGCGCTAACGTACGACGGTAAAGGTCCGGTAGTTTGTCACCCACCTTGTAGATTTTGGGGACGCTTAGGGCACATGGCAGGTCGCTCAGGTAGCATGTCAGCGTCTCAGATAGCAAAAGAAAAGGGGCTTGCGCCGTGGTCTGTCGATAGAATAAGACGCGTTGGCGGGATACTTGAACATCCGTCAGGGTCAAAACTGTTTAACCATTTGCCAGCGATAGGCGAGACAGATTTTTATGGTGGTTATGTCATTGAGATTGACCAGTATGATTTCGGTCATGTCGCACATAAGAAAACAAAACTTTATATTGTAGGCGTAGTGCCTGAAGATCTGCCACCACTACCACCAAAAGACGACACGGTACATTACTGCGAGAAAGGTAAAAGACGAAGCATTGCGGGTAATGTTGCAGGGACTACACGTTGCACCCAAAAGCAAAGGGAGTACACACCGGAAGGTTTGATTGACTGGATAGAAAAAACACTTGGC